ATTGGTTGTACATCACCAATAGTTGTACCTGTTAGTGTTATAGGATACTCATCAGTGTCGAATATTGTTGATCCTGTAGTTACAGTTTCATCATAATTGAAAAGAGATGAGTTTAATTCCCCAATAGTAAAGGTTTTGGTGAGTTGTGTTAGATCATATATGTCACTATCAATATCATCAACACTCTTCTTAACTTTATCATACCCATAAACGTATTCGTTTATTTTAATTAATGGTTCGGGTGCACCAATAAACCGTAGGAAGAACTCAATAGACTTACGAGTACCTTTAGATTTATAAATTCTTACTAAATTGATTACTAATCTTCGGTAAAACTCTGTTTCCGCTTCAACTAAATTCATACCGAGACCAACACCATCGAATTGACTGTCAACTCTTGAATATAGAGTATCTTCTAAGGTTTTTTCATCGAATAAATTAACACTATCTAAACCAAGTGTATTTGATAAATTCTTTAAGAGTGTATCAGGAATATTATTAATTCTATCGTAACTTACATTTCTCATGTAAGCGATATTATCAATGAACTTTTTTACACTATCGAAACCCGCTCCTTGAATTTGAAATATAGAAGACATTCTTCTATCTTCAGTATCAAATTCACTCAGTGATGCTGTTGTTAAAAACCTACTTATTAAGTTTGATTTATATTGATCAACCTCTTCGGCAATTGTACTTAATTTTTCAAGGTATGATACGTACTCACTACCACCAATTTTTATGTTCCACCCATCCCTAAAGATTGGCCATGTAACTTTAGTGGTTGTGGTCTCAGTTTTAGACCCATCTAAACTATCCTGAGGTAGTTTAAATATTGCGGTGTATTTTGGTGTAGATTCTCTATCAAGTAATAAAGATTCTACGTCATTTAAACCCGCGTAAAACTCTTCAACAATAGGGTCGATTGGTCTTATTAAATAACTTTCTATGTGTGTTGTAGAAGAAAATGGTTTACCCTTAACTTTAAGGGTGATGAATCCATCTGTTCCAACCTCAGTATAGTAAACAATATCATATGTCTTATTATCAACCGATAACGCATATTTCTTATATGTGTCAAAGAAATTTTTAAATTCATTTACTACTTCAGGTTGTGTGTTACTCTTTGGTTTCTCCAAAATAATATCCATAGGATTGAATACTTTGGATTTCTCAAACTTAAAGGTTGTAATATTAGTTTTTACATCATAACTTATATTTTCAGCAGTATATAGTGTAGATGAAACTGGTGTGTCTTTATCGACGTAAAAACCCGCAGGAAATTTTTCTATTATAGATTTAACACCTGTCGATATTCTTCTTTTAAGAGAACCATACAAGGATGTAGCACCTATATTTCTAGCAGTCCTAAATTTTACTTCATTCTTTTTCTTTTGTTGTGTTATCTGTGTAGAAGTATTTCCACTTGTTTCTTCCTTTAAATCATCTAAAGTGAGAAAATCAGAGAAAGGTACAGACTTAAATGATTTAGTATCTCTTTGGGGAATGGATTTTTCTAAAGAAAAGTTAGTCGCAGTCAGTTGTGACGACCCATCGGTAATCTGATTACCGACCAAGTTGTCGTTAAAGGTGTCCCTTCCACTTGCTGATTGACTTGGTACTTTTCTGTTTGCCATTATCCAGTGATGTCATCAAAATTTTTAGTTTGATCAATGTTGTCCCTTTCTTCTCTTACTTCATAAAGTGTTTCGTTGAACTCATCTCTTACTTCAAACAAGTTAAATTGTTTGTAAATGTTGTTGTCCGCAGTATAGATGGTGTAAATTCCATCGCTTATAGACTTAGTTTGGTTACCATAGAAAGCGTAAGCCAAAGTAGTTTCATCATGTTCAACCATCTCAACCTCTATAGTTGTAGGGTTAAAGAAAGTATTAGAAAAGATGATGTTCTGTGACGGTTCACCTATAAAAGGTACTGTGTTAGGTCTATTAGACGGTGCAGACGATGGTGTCACTGTCAAAAACAATAAATTTGTTGATTGATCAGTATATTGATACCTAATTGCCTTTTGTGTTGTACTTGTTAAGTTAGAGGTAACAACTGTGCAGTAGAATGATGATGTTACAACTCTATAAAAATTAGGAACTTTCGTTCCATCACTATTCAAATACTCTATCCTATAACCCACTAAACCTTGGGGAGTGAATTTATTTCTATCTTCAGAAGGTACGTTACTAAGATCAACTATAATACCCCTAACAGAAGGTAGTGATGCTAAGACACCACAATCCGTAATTGATGTTCTGATCTGTTTTGGTCTCAGGTGTAATGTATATACCCCTAATTCATCGAAATCGGAAGAATCTAATTTTAAATTGTATAACCCACCCAATATTTCAGTATCCACTGCGTCGGTTGCGTCAGTTGTATCTGAATTATGGAATACGGGGGTTAGTATATCTTCTGAGTTTAATTTTTTAAATTGAACAGGTGCCGTAGCGGTCCTCCCTGAGACGTAGTGATAGAAAATTTCTACATCTGCTGGTGATACATCCGCCGGTCTAACTGTTCCGTAACTACCTACTGCCATAATCTTTTAATTAATAAATATTATTTTATTGTTTTTTAACTTGAAAAAATCCATTCCCGTAGATATCTAATTCTCCAAGATTATCAATTTCACCAAGTCGGAGGTTCATTTCTAAAACTCCCTGTTTTCCTCTCTCAACAAACACATCAGAATAAATTGACGGTTCATCGATAAATCCAATGAAATGTTCGTTTCTCGTTAACATCTCATTAAACACTTCTTCCTTATAAAAATTAGTTGTTGTACCTGTTATCATTGTGGTACCATCATCATAATCTTTATATGATAAGTTATCTATAGTGTAACCTGTATAACTACCCCCAACATCACTACCTGTTGATGTTCCTTGGTAGGTGTTTTCACCATATCTTTTTAGTTCACTCACTCTACTTCTACCAACAGCAGCAAAATAAATTGTTGCGTCACCATCATTATCGGTTATATCTAAATCATTGATATAATCTTGTGATGTTGTTACGTTTGTATATGGGATAGTAAATGGACCAAAAGTTCCATTAGGATTTGTTACTGTATTATCCTGTGGAACTGTTATTTTCTTTGTTAATTTTTTTGACACCCAACTGTTATCTATCTCTATTGAAACTTCATACGTACCCGCAGAAGGAAATGTGTATTGTACGTATGATAGTGGATTACCACTACTTACACTTATTGATTGTGTATTCCCGTCACCCCACTTTATTGTGAAGGTTTGATTTTTAATAATTTTAAGTGCATCCCTATTAACTGTATTGTATAATCTTATACTATTACCACCCGTATGTGAATAGTGAAAGTTAGTTAATTGTTCAACTTGTTCTATATCACCATCAAAACCAACCATACCACCCATTTCATACGCAGTAGAGTTTAAGTATACAGGTAGGTTATACGTTGTACCTGTAGTTGTCCTCAATATTTTATGATAACTCTTCTTCATTTTATTGTGTATATATGTCTGATTGACCCATACCTGAGGACACTCCCCCATCTAAGGTTATTTCCGCACTTAAGGTGTATGGATAGATACCTGGTGGTATTGTTAATGTACTTGGTAAACTATATGCCTGAGTATCGCCCGAAGCGGCAGTCGCAGTTAAAGTACCAACACCTCCAATACTTAATGAAGCCTCTGATACATTTACATAGTTAAACGCTTTAGAACTTCTTATGTAAACATTTACACTACCATTCGTTACTGTAACTGAACCCGTAATGTCATTAATATTATTGGTTTGTGGAGTGTTCGCACTAACAGTAACTGATGTACCCAGTGACCACGAGATAGTTGGTGTACCACCTGACGTTGGGGTTGCTGTTGGTAATATCGATGTGGCGGTAGGGGTAGGTGTGGGTCCACTTGTAGGTAGTGGTGTTGGAGTTGGTGTAGGTTGAATTACAGTACTACCACTAGCACCTATCTCATAAAACTTGATTGGATCTGAACTCTCACCTCTTCTATTACCTCTTACCGTTCCTGAACTATTATAATCTGTAATATCATAGTGGTACGAAGGTGCGTTTGATCTATCCATTTGTACTTCAAAGTAGAGATCATCTTCTTCAACGACATCCGCACCATTTAAAATTTCTTTATTTGCAAATTGTATCCTTGAACCATCCGCCGCATTATAAAATTTGGCGGTCATAAAGAATGTGGTTCCTGTGAGTAATGTTTCCTCTAATACACTATCATCTTCGAACCAAAATAAGTACATGTTCTCTTTGTTCTTATAGTTAGACCCCATAAAAACAGGAACATATAATTCACCATTCAACCCATCTATAAAACATCTTTCACCAACGGGTAATGACAAATTTTTTGCAAAAACTAATCTTCTATTTGATCTATTGGGTGGTTCATTGTTAGGTGTTTTATAGAATTCTAACCTAAAGAAACTATTCTTCACATCCGCTAATAGTTTAGTTGTTTGATCTAAACCTTGTGGAGTGTAGTCTAAAATATAACCACCATTTTCAACAAAATAAAAATAGAACCATATATCAGTTTGTTCTATTCCACTAGAAGATGTGTAGGGTTTATGTATATACCTACAAGTTTCATAGTTTTCTATCGGATTAATAATATCCTTTAATACCTCATCTTCATAAGTTTGGAAAGATTCATCCCAACCAGAATCTGTTCTAAACTCCTGTTGTTGATCTAAAATTAATCTTTTACTTTCTCCGTCAAATCTGTATTTCATTTAACATATTTCATCTCCTGATCCTCCTCTTAGGTTTCGGATTCCATACGCTTTATTTCTAAAACTATCCTCGTTCCTAAAATAGAAGTTTATGTCATTTTTGACGTAGTGGTAATTGTTTGTGAAAGGGAAGTCAGTTCCAAATCCATCTGAATCT